GCTTGCAATTGTAGGAAGTCCAGAAGCAGCACTTGCTTGATAACCTAAATAATAAGTTCCCTTTGCTAAAAAAAACGGTGTTATTGCTTGAGTTTTCCAAGTGTTTGCAGCACCATCCCAAAAAGTCCCACTATTAGCAGTAAATGTTAATCGTGTTAATGTCCCACCACTTAAGGAATATATTGCCACACCATTATAATTAGACGGAGTTACTGCAAGTGATACTAAACGGTTAAAAAATGCAATCCCTCTAATTGAATCCGAAACATTCCAATTGAATGGATAAAAAGAAATACCTGTTGACGTTAATGCTAATGTAGATGTAACGTTTGAATAAGTGCACCCATAAGGTTCTGCCTTAATTCCGTAACCTACTGTTTGCAATAAGTCAAGATCTGTTTGTTTCAGATTTATTCTATTACTCAATGAAGCAGTATCGCTAATGTTTAATTTACCATTTATCCGTGTGTTATAACTTGACAACATGGTTGTTGTATCACTAATATTTAATTTAGTATTTACTAAATTAGTACGTGCATAATTACTCAACATATTCGCTGTATCTAATGGACTTATACCTGTGCCTGCCATTATACCACTTTGCTGTGTTACAGTTAGAATAGTTGATGGTATTATTGGATGAGCAAATGGAGAACTTTGTGCTGCCTCATATAACAATCTAACGTGAGTATCTGCCGTACTCCACATTAATTGATAATAATCTCCAGCAGCGACATCTAATACATAATTCCAAGTGGCAATTATTGCTGATGCAACTGCTCCTCCAGTTAATACTATTTTGCCCCCACTTCCCACAACATCTATTCCATTTTTTCTTAGCCAAATATCAACTATATCTGTACCACTATTTGTTCGGTCAAATTGCGCTGAAAATTGTATGTTGTAAATGCCAGTATTAGCAATTGTAATTCTTGTTAAATTACTTCCATCACTTACCATTGTTACTGCATTACTCAAATCTGTTATGCCAAACTTCATTGCGTAAGGAGTATTGATGGCAGCAGCAGTTTGGATGGTATTATCTTGGAATGCACCATAATAACCTACTGGTGCTGGATTAGTTCCCACACTATCTTTAATTGCAAATCTATTTGCACCAACAAAATAAATAATTGAATCTTTACCAATAGTTCGAGTTAATCGTTTAACAAATTGATTTGTAGTATCAATGGTTGTTCCACCACTTACCCAAGATGTTAATGGTGCTATTTGTCCACTAGCATCAATGCCTAATGGTTTATATGTTGTTGTATCTGTTATAGATGTCATTGATGCAAATTTATAAAGCCCACCGTCAAATTGAATATTTAAAGCATTGACATTAAAAAAAGGCAAATCTTCGGTATTGCCAAGAAACGATATATTATTATCACTACTAATAACAACATTTGAACTTAATATTGTCTGCCCACTTGTTTTCCAAAAATTACCACCACTACCAATACTATCTTTAAATTGAAAAAATCTTGTGCCATTTTTATAAGCATAAACACTATCATTGCTACGCTTTAAAGAATCAATTTTTAAGTTGATTCTGTTGCTTAAACTTGTTGTATCAGCCGACCCGCTTGTAATAGCCGTCCAAGTTAATGTTTTAGGATTGTAAGCGTAAAACCTAGCGTTGCAACTATCGTAAGCTATCGCACCGCTCTTATTTGTTTTTACAATACTTTTTAACGTAGGTACACCACAAACCGTTGGAATTTGCAAAGTAGAATCAAACGCCATTCTATTCGCACGATAGCCATATTGTGGCATTTCTTGATAAACTTGCGCGTTTACTTTTGCGCTAATAAAAACTAATAAAATTAAAATTACTTTTCTCATATTGGAAAATCACAATTATTAAAATCAGATACCGTTGTTAAATTAAATGTTACCGTTACGCCACTTAAATAATCTTCAAACTTTTCACTTATTGCCGTCCAACTTATTGAAGTATCAATACTAATCGTTCTGTCTTGTCTTAAAGCCATTACGATATCGTTCGCCACACTGTGCATATTGCCTACAACCTCTGTTTCAAATTCGCCTTCAATTCCCGATTTATCAATAAACCAAAATTGTATTTGATAAATCAATTCGCGCCCTACGTTAAAATTTCCCGTGTCCATTACATACGATGCAACAGGTAACAACGGCTGACTATTCCAACCCAACCACTCTACGGGACTTGCAAACCTGGTCTCTTTTATCATTGGATGCGACTCCAACAGATTTTGTATTTTTGTTACTATTTGGTTGTAGGTCATTTTTCTTTTTTACTTTTTCTATAAATTCAAGTTTATAGCCTTTGCTCATATTTTATCGGTATAAAAATGTAAATAATTCTCCAGCTATTGCAACATCGCCTGTCGGTAATGTAATTACGTTTCCGTTAATTTGTATTTTACCTGTATCGCTAGTCGGCCCGTTTACAATTACTTTGCTTAATCCTGATCGTGTTGCAACTAAAGTAGTACGCCCGTAAAGGTCATTAACGTTAAATGTAGTTTCGTTTCCTACGGCTGTATAGTACGCAATCTGTGGCACTGCGTAACTACTTGAACCATTTACCCAACGCGGTGTATTAGGCACGTATTCGCGCCCTAAATAGATAGGCGATGTATAAGCTTTAGCCTCTGGAAATATAACGTCAAGTGCGCTACCGTGATTTAAATATTCATAATATAAAGTATAATTTTCTTGAAGGTATTTTATTAATCGCGTCTTATAAAATTCAGCCATTGACAAATATTTTTGCTCGATTAATTCCATATCGGCACGGCTTGGCGTGTTGCTTTCTTCAGCCGTCTTTTGCAAAAATCCTTTACTAAATAATTGAAACCCCATTATCATAGGAAGCAACGACATAGTAAACCAAACAAGTGCATCGGTTACATAATAATCTAACAAAGTTTTTTCATCATTTGTTAAGTTATCAGCTACAACCCCATCCTGTAAACGTTGATATAATTTACTACCGAGCGCTGGTTGAATGTACATATCACCCGCGACTTTTACCATAGGAAAAATTTGTTTGCCGTCGATGTTATTGCTCGCGCCCGTGCGGTCTTTAAAAAGTTGTTCGGTTATGAAAAGTATGTTTTTACTCATTATTTTGATACCATTAATTTAGATGACCATTTATGCCTACATGAAAAACTATCTCCGTACCAACCACCGCGACGATCCCAAACTGAATAACCCAAACGCTCGCTTAATGTTTCAATATCTGACCTACTCCAAGATTTACCAGCGTTTGACATTTCGCGCATCTTTACACAAAATCTTCTACTCGTTACTAAATCACTATCGCTAAATCCTGTTATCCAATCGTACTTGTATCGTATAAATAATTTTGTTGTTTTTGGCTCGCCCCCTAATTCACTAACAGGTTTTAAAACTTTATATTGTGGCGTTTCATTTACTTTTGATTCGCTAACAACAATTATTTTTTTTTTTACAAAATCAGCAATTATTTCTTCAACTAAAGATGTATCAATTTTTAAATTTTTACCAATAACATCTGGAGTTATATTTTTATCCTTTGTAATTAAATCTAAAACACTTGCTTGAGTTTTTGTTAAATCTTCAGCAAAATTAATTTTATCATATCCAACCTCGTCAAAACCGTAAGTTCCGCAACTTTCAAAATATTCAATCATTCGATCATCTTCGCTCATTGAAAACTTTTGCATTTCGTCGTCGGTCAATGGATTATCGTCTAATCCTAAAAAAGTATTTACATCAGCATCGGTAAAACCAAAACCATTTTTAAGCATCAACCCCGCTTGTTCTTTGGATAGTTTGCCGTTCCCAAACTGACGAACAATTCGCATTACGTTTTGATATTGTCGACCGCTTAAATTCTTTATTGCGTCGTTTGATGCTGGTAATTCTATTGCTTGTTGTACGGGTTGCTCTACAACCGCCGTTGCTCCGTCTGAAGTAACTTGACCAACTTGTAAAGGCTCGCGCCCCATCAACTCACGGATTTCATTTTGCGTTAAATTAGCCACCATAATAGCTTCCGTAAACTCAAATTTTAACGGCTCTAATGGTACAATATTAAATTCCCCAACTTCGCCTTTTAAATTTCTAAAATCAGTAAAAACTTGGTTAAATTCCTCTTGGCGTTCTTGTACGTATGTATTGTTAAATATTTCGTATGCGTCGCGGATTTCAGTACGCCCGCCTAATTGCCCCTCTGTTTTAATTCCAAATAATGATGGCGAAGTAATTTGATGTGATGCAAATATTTCTTGTTGTATTAAATTATTGATGTTTGTAAAATCCTCTTTGGTTAACATCGTCGTTCCAAGATTCTGAATATCGGCGCTATTCTCTTTTGACTTGTTAAACATTATAACAACACGCTTTCCGCTATCGCCTGTAAATTTCTTTAATAAACCTTTCTCAACTTCGCCTTTATGTTCTTCGTTAATTGGGTCGCCATTGTTTAAATTAATTAACGTACTACCAACAAACCCCTGTTTTGCATTTCCTAAAATATGGCGCGATACTTCGATATCGGATTCTATCATATTCAACCCCTGAAAATACGACGGCAACGGATACACTTCGCTCGTTGGGTTGTATTCTCTTTTATAATATATTTGACTTCCTGTTGGATTCTGTGTGCTAAATTGTGGGTATTCGCGGGGCTTTTCTTTCCAATCTAACCAATCGTTTTTTATGTAAAAACAACTTAAATCTTTTGCAACCCTAACTTTACTAAAATCAATATGGTATACCTCGCTTATTTGCCCAATGCGATTCCAGATAACTTGCAAATAATAACCCCTAAAAAGTTCGTCATCCTTTACACATTTTTTTAAAATATCGTTCCAACTTTCGCCTCTACTATTTGCTTTTCCCTTTTCCTCAAACCCACGTCCAAAAATATAAGTAGCCTTCGATTTTACAATTGCCCCATGTTTTGGCGATTCGTTAAAAAGCGATAACAAATATTCTGGATAATTATTTAATTCGCCGTATTCCACATATCCTTTATTTTTCTTTTCAGTAAATACAGGTTGCAAAGCGCGGTCAAATTGTAATACGATATGTTTATACTGATTATCCATTGTACGTTACAAAATTATTTGATTGTTCATTATATTCTGTTGGTGCAAATGTTGTTGATGGGTGTAAATACATGTAACCGTTTTCAACGTTATTTAAACCGCTTGTATTCGTGTTTGTGCTACTTGCTTGCTCATACACTTGATAAGTCCAAAAACCTTCTTCAGCGCCATTAAAACGCGTATTAGTAACCAAAGAAAATTTATTGTATCGCAAAGTAGTAGAAGTATTAGTTGCTACAAATTTAACAACATCCTGAGTAATTCTATTCGTAAATACAAATAAAAAATAAGGATTAGTTAAAACGCAATTTTGCGAAGCATTAAAAAAAACCGTCTGCGTTTGTCCTTTTGTTAAATGTATCATTTTTGTCAGGTTAAACCTTGCATTAAAGATATAAAAAAACCCACCGAAACGCTCGGTAACGGTGGGCTAAGTTTTCATAAGTTATTTATTAAGTACCTGGAGTTTCTAATGCAGACGCAACGCCTGAAGAAACTACTAAAAAATCGTCTGCTTCTTGTGATGAAAACGAAAGTTGATATCCTGAACGGTCTCCTAATGCCGTACCACTTCCACCTTCTGCTGTATCTAAAAATAAACCAAATCCAGCTCCATACATTCTATAAGTACCGTCCATATCTTTGGTAACAATAGTTACTCTATTTTTTGCTAAAGTATTTATAATGTTTCTCGTTGTTGCGCTTCTTGAATTTATAGGAAATGAAACCATGTGCGTATAAAACAAAGTTCCATTTTCTGACGATGCAGTAATATTATTTGAAGCCATAGCCGTAGCACGTGGCACTTCAAATTTATAAAACTTTTTTCCTGAATCTTTGGTCATTGCTGTAACCGTTCCTGAAACTTGAGTAATACGTGTTACTCCAGACGCATCGTAAAGCGCTGAATTTTCTATTAAGTAAATCGCATCAATGCCACCAATTGAATCTCTACAATCTATGGCATATCCGGCTGTAATGTCGCAAGGCATAATTTTAAGTTTTAAAAAAAATGGTGGTGTTTATTTCACCACCATTTTTGTAAAGAATATTGTTATTAAATAGCTGATTTAAACTTCACTGTTTCGTTTGTAAATCCTACGTTCACGCCGACCTTAAAACTTACTTTCGTGCGTATCTCATCGTTATCTTCTGAATACCAAACACGATAGTTGCTTTCTTCGTTTTCCAAATCAACAGCTAACGCCATATTTGAAAGGCTGATTGCGTAAGCATCACCCGTTCCGTTTAAACCATTTACAGGAACAACCTCGATGTTTGTAGCTGGTAATATAAATGATTGTGCGTTTACATCTTGTGGATTGTAAGAGAACATATTTTTCTCTCTGTATGCCAAGATCAACAAACGATACCAATCGTATCCACAAAATATTTTAACATCACCCTTCGCCATAACTTCGGCAGGAACGGCTTTGTAAATTCCTTCAGTAGCCGCTATTACATTTGATGCGCTTATTGTTGATATTGTTGCAACACCTGTAAATCCAGAAACGTTACCATCAACAGGGCTTCCCGCGTCGATTAATTTAATCAATCCGTCGAACTTTGTAAGATTTGCACCGCCCGAACCTGTAATATCTCCTTGCCAAATTGCAGTTTCAATTTGCGCTGCAATACGTGCATTTTTCTTTGCTAAATACGCTTCTAAAAATTGTGCATTTTCAAAAGTAGTATAATTCGAACCAGCTCTTAAAGCCTCTTGCGTAAATTTCGCTTCAAAGTTTTTAACACAAATTGTTTCACTTACTTGAATTTTACCTACCGTAATTGTTCTTTGAGTAAATGTTGTTGTGCCACTTGGAGAATAACCGCAATCATCAGCTTGAAAAACTGCGTCCGTATCCATTAAAGGAATTTGAACCGCTGATTTTGCTTTAGGAATAACGATACCGCCATCCATAATTAATTGCTGTGTCTTTGCTCCGATTACTGCGCTCGTTAATAACGGCTCAATAAGTTGTTTTGTATAATTCGCTAATGTGCCTAATGATAATGCCATTTTATTTTAATTTAAATTTTTATGAAAATAATATTGAGTAATCCTTCTTTTTTGTTTCTGTAAAATTGTTTTTAACTGCAACGTCTGGAGTTCCTGTTGGCGATTCTGCAAGCGTTTTAGTTAAATTCATTAAGCCCTCGATTAATTGAGTAGCCTTATTTAATTTGATTTCGTATTCTGCAAACTTTGTTTCGTACGATGCAAACTTAGATTCGTAAGATGCAAACTTTTCATTAGTAGATGTTTCTAAACTAGAAAACTTTGCTCCCATATCCATTGGCGCATCCATTGGAGGTACAACTGCATCCTCAGGTATTTCGCTTTGTGCTGTTTCAATTTCCATTATCGCTCCATTTTCTCCTACTACGATTAATGTGCCATCACTTAATTTATGCTCTCCAGATGGAGCAGGTACACCAGCAATTGTTACTATACCACCTACTTCTAATGCAGTAATTTCTATTGCTGTGCCATCTTCTAATGTTGCACTAATCATTTTTACAGGTGTTTGCATTGGCTGAGCTACTAATTCAGCAAATTGCTCTTTTAATTTTTGTAAAATTTCTGTTGCTTTCATAATATATTATAGATTTAATCTTCAACAATTGAGTTTAATAATTCTGAAATCTTTTTTAAGGCGTTTTCTTCGGCTGAAATTGGCTCGATATAATCAAATAATCCCTCGACACTAAAGCCTTTGTAATCGCCTCTTTTTATGCTTTGCCAAACTTTTTCATTCTCTACATAAAAACTCCCAAACCAACTTCCGTCCGAGCAACTTTCAAATCCATTCATCGGCATAATACCGCGCTCGCTATCTACTAACCAACTTTCAAACATTGTAACCCCTTTTACTTTTTGCTCAGGATCGTGCATTAAATTAACATGGTTATTAAAGTTTTTCTTTGCCCATTTTATCGCTATGCTTTTAATTGTTTCCGCTGAAAATTTAACATAATGTTCGCCAAACTTTTCGTTATTACGGTATATCAATTCATCTGCCAACATCAACGCACCTGATATAATCCTCTTTTCTTCGCTTAAAATTGAAAATGCAAATTGTTGCGCAAACTTTTTACCTATGCCTTCGAGTTGATTAATTACATCTTCATTATTATCATAGTGCTTTGTAATTCCTAAATCTTTAATTTTTTGCACTTTTGCGCTATTGCTTCCTGTGGCGTAAACTCTATTTTTAGGAATACCTAAATTTTCAGCAACGCCCAACATTCCCTCAACATCGTTACGCGCCGAAATGATATAAACAATATCGCCTTCGGCAATTAAACGCTTTGCAAGTTCTTTGCCTCGTTCCGTGCTTAATGTATCGTCATAGTCAATAGATATTTTAACCCCTGCAAAATGTTGTTCCCATAAACTGTTACAAATTGCAACGGCTTGCTCACTTTCTTTGCCTTCATCAATTACATATTTTATACAACGTTGTAAAAAATCGGTTTCATGTTCACCTTTAGACGGCTCAATAAATTGGTCATTAAAAGCCAAAAAATCTTTTTTAATTGCAGGTGCATCGACAAGCGCGATGTAGTCAACCATTGCCTCGTCGTTTAAGTTTTCACTTATTTTTAATTCATAAATTGGTAATGTCATAATTTTTAATTTATACGTGATGCTCTATTTAATCTGTTTATTCGTTCCTGATTTCCGCTAACATCGGATTCTACAACATAAGCGCGCGCCGTTGCTGATGCTAACTGATTAACCTGTGCGCCATTAATCATTTGTGTATTTAATTGGGGCGGTAATGGTGGGGCGATTGATGGAATATTTCCGCTACTCGGAACGCTACCGCCACCCCCACCTCCTGGAACTTTTACTGATAAAATATTTTTAATGTTTTTAATACCTGATGCAATTGCAGCACCTGCTGCAATACCTCCTAATACTGGACCAACAATAGGAATATTTGCTAATGATGAAAATGCCTTTGTTGCTGCTAAATATGTATCAATTGTAGCCTGAGCAACTGCAAACGCTTTTCCTGCTTTTGTTTGCTTGCCTACTAAATCCGATAAACTACCAAGTAATGCACTTATTTTTGTTAAATTATTTTCTCGCGCTTCCTTTTCAGCTTTATCGAGTGCTATTCGTGCGTCCGATTCCTCTTTTTGTTTTTTGGTTTGTTCTTCTTCTAATTGTTTTTTTACTTCATATTGTTGTTTGCGCGTTTCATTATTTTTAGCAATTCTTTCTTCTTCTTTTTTCTGCGCTTCATCTAACTTTTTTTGTTCTTCTTCATCACGCTTTGCATTTATTTCATCTTGTTGTATTTGAAATTGATTTCCTAATTCAATTCGCAAAGCATTTTTTTGTTCTTCGCTTAATTTACTTGCATTAATTCTTTTGATATTATTTGTAAAATCTAAATTTAATAACGCTTCAGCCTTATCATTTTCGTTCTTTATTGAGTCAGTAAAATTCTTATCCTGTAAAGTCCTTAATTCGTTTGCGTAATCTTCATTTAATTTCTTTAAATCTTCCTGAGCTTTTTTTGAGTTTTCTCTTATCCTATCGTTATGCTCATTTGCTTTTTGAACGGCATTATTATTTGCCGTTGTCGTTTCTGTTGCAATTTCTACATTATGCTTTCTTTGTAATTCAACCCTATCAATTAATGATTTATTTAAGATTGCAGTTTGCTCATTTGCATATTTTAAAGATTCCGTTGTTGTTTCCTGTTGCTTTTTTATTACTTCATCACTCGCGCCTGCTTGCTTTAAAGATGCCAAAGCGTTTTTATTTTTCTCAAATGTATTTAATGCCGTTTCTCTGGATGCATTTTGTGTGGCTATCTTTTCATCTATTAATTTTAATTCAAGCGCTCGAATTGATTTCGTCGTTTCGCCGTTGGCTTTTGCCATTGCCAGTTGATACGATTGCGCTCTTTGTAGTTCATCGCTTGCCTTTGCAGTTGCTTTCTTTTGTTGTTCTAATGCGTTTGCATTTTCTTTAACCGCCTTTGCATTTTCTCGAGCCGCTTTTGCGTTGCTCATAAAATAAGACGTGAGCGCAACAATACCAGCAATTAAAGCGGCTATAACTACAACAATAGCACCAACAGGATTTGCAGCCATTGCAGCATTCCATAACCATTGTCCAGCAGTAACAATCTTTTGAACTATTGAAAACGATTTAACAACCGCTCCTAAATTTTTAAAAGCATCTTTTGCCTCCAATACTGAATTAACTCCTTGACTTAAAGCCATTGCTGAATTAACTCTTAAAAGCACTTTTTCAACGTCTTCGCTCTCGCTACCCATTAAACCCATTGCGCCCTGTACTGCACTAAATCCACCGGCAACACCTTGCAATGCACTTCCAAATGCTTTAAACTTTGCATCGGGGTTGAATGCGTCTGCCATAGCTTTTGCGTCGCCGATACTATCTTTTAACCCCGCTACTTTTTTAGCCGCTTTTACCGCTTCGTCGGACGTATCGCCAAACTTTTCACGCATAGCAATTAATTCAGCTGTCGCCTCTTTTAATTGGGATTTAATTGAGCCTACCGATTTTGTCGCTTCGCTACCGTCTACCGTTATTTTTACGCCTACTTCTGTCGTTGTTGCCATTAATATATTTTTATTTCAAAACTTGTATTACCTAATAACTCGTCTGTTAAAATACCGTCTAATAAAGTAAATAAATCTAATCGTGTCGACGTTCCATATTGCATATTAAAAACAAAATCTCCGTTTTTTGATTGGTTGTTGCCTATTATAATAAACATTGTTGAAGCCGTCCATAATGAAATATTGCTATCAATTCTATATTGACCATTTGTTGTCCTTGCAGTTGTTAGCGTCGCGCCTGTTGTATTTTCAAATATATCAATCGTTGGTGCGCTCGTTCCTACTTGTGATATGTTGCCCTTAATAACTTTATTAGGCACGCCAACCCAACCGCTCGCGTCGTTATATTGTAACGTCGTTCCTGTCGTACCCGTGATATCTAACCATTGCCCATTAAATTCATCAAAATATTTTATAATCATTTTAATAAGTTGTATAGATTACTCGTAATAATTGCACCTCGCAAAGTTCATTTTCTGCATAATCCACTATTTTATAAAGGCGATATAAAACCCCATCAATCCAGATAAACTTTGTAAAATCCAAAGTGTTAATATCGCGCTCCGTTAATTTCATTTTACACGTTACTAATCTGCTATCCTTGTCGGTGATTTCTGCAAAGTATGGTGAGTAATAAGTGTTGAATAAATTGTTTGATAGCAAACCAGAAGCCAAAGTGAAATTGATTTCTTTAGGCACTCCGAAATTTAAATCAGCACCCGCGTTAAATGGGTCGTCTAAATGTCCAGCGTAACCATAAGCCGTTGTTGATGTTAAAACGTTTGTATCATTTAAATAAATATTCCAACTTGTACGCGATGTAATTTTTTTTGCTTGCATGATTCGAACATTGTGTTCAATCATTTCTTCAGTACCATTGTTTAACTTGTAAATTGCTGGGAAAATCTTATCGTTATTGGTGTAACCAACTAAAGGAGTTGCACTAAAAATTACATCTGTTGTGCTTGTATCCTTTGCAAATTCTAATTGGTTATCGAATCTATAATCGCCGTACCCTTCAACATATTTTTTGCGATATTGCTCGTTAAAATAATCCGCATCTTGCTTAAATTTTATGTCGTAATAACGAGCGTTGATTTCGCTCATTGGCTTAATCTTTATTACTTGACTGCGGTCTACTTTGTCGCTCCAATCATTATAACTCGCACGATCTAAATCGTAAAAATCAACATAAGGTTCAATGACTAATTTTTTATCGGTAAATCTGTCTTCGGTTACCATTAAATTGAACATCTTTAAAATAGATGCAAAGAAATCTTTTTGTAAAACGTTCTGCGGTAATGAACCATTTACCAATAAAAAATCGTCATATTGTGCGGTTACTAAAATAGGATTGTCTGTTAAAATATTTACATTGCTATTGTTTAAAGTAACATCAATTACCGCTCCGTCTGTGTCATAAATAGCTAAACTCATGTACCAATAATCGCCTGTGTTAAACGTTACAGGGATGCGCGGAAATCTCAAAGAAAAATTATAAGATGGCTCAACAGATAAACCAATAGTTGTAGCAAAACCACCAAATCTTTTGTTTGTGTCTTGATAAGCTAAAACGTTGTTTTTATAAATTTGCAATGTCGCATAAGCATAACGAAACGGAAGCGACGCAACGCTGTTTCTAATTTTATACGTGCCTCTTAAATTAACATTAAATACACCGCTAAACGCTTGCGCAGGCGTGTAAGTAAATGTTTTATTTGCTGAATTAGTAAACAAATCGTTTACAATATTTGAATGAACCAAAAATTGTGATGGGCTTAATGTTAATGCTTCGGGATTAATTGTGCTTTCAAATATTTGTTCACGGTTATATTTAAGCCTTACCTGATTATTAGGTACAATTAAACGCTTAAAAAAGTTTGTGTTAAAAAAATCCGATTCCCAAGTATAACCCGCGTTTGTTATTATTTTATTTATGTATTCCTTTACAAAAAAAGCTGGTCGAAATGCTGTGTAAAAAAATGATTTCTTAAAGAAATCTAGATTTGATACAGGCGAAACATTGCCATAATCAATTAAAGGGTAATAATAACCCTCTCCAGCGGTTGCATTATCCCAACTCGCTAAAATGTTTGTGGTGTTATATTCATGGTTGTAATCACTAAAATCTAAATCAGTTAATTTACTTGCACCTAACTTTGAAAAAAAACCTCCTAGCTCTCCAAATAAAGCAATTTCATATTCTACATTTTGCCCATCAACAATAATTTCAAGCAATCGCATAACGCCCTTAATAACTTGCATGCCATTTACTTCAATTCGTGCCTTTGCTGATTTACTCGCGTTAAAATTATAACCAAAATTTGGCGCACTATCAACCGTGTAATTTGAATTTGCAAACTCAAATATATTACCGAGCAAACGATTGTTTTTAGCAGTACCGGGCAATACGATTGTTTTAGTAAAGTTTGTCGTTTTGCTATCTAAATTATTAAGGTCGTCTATTGAATAATTAATCATTTGCGAGAAACCCGCAGTAATATCCAACTCATTATCTTCAATAAATATCCTTGTCATCGTTTAAAATTAAAGCGTGTTTGGTTTAAATCAATATCAATTTCCAACGGTCTTAACCTATTATTTGTATAAGTTGAATATTCGTAATTTGTATTCTTAATTGTAACAGGATAATAATTGCCGTCAATCTCCGCGTATATCTGTGGACTAACAATTAATTCCGCTAACCATACATATTCTGCATCGCTTGGAAAATCCATTGTTAATTTATAACTATGATTTGATTTACTGCCGTAGTTTATTTTGCTTTCGTTGTATACATTATTCGCATCGTAATAATTAACGCTTGAATTATTTAATGTGTAATTACGTTGCTCAAATGTTTTGCGCTCTACGTCCATCGTAAGACGCGAAGCAAGGTTAAAACGTGCCGTGTCAAACATCCCAAAGGCGTTAATAAAATAAAGATTTATAGTTGTGTAATTGGGGTTGCAATCAATATCAACACGAATACTTTTTATAATTGCATCATCTAAAAGTTTTTCTACAATATAATATTTAACATTTGAATCTATAAAATTTGCACCACCACCTGTAGATGCAATACTATCATTAATTGCCTTTACTCCTAAATCGTGTTGAGTCCATATTTTATTATAACCTTCTGGGTCTGAATATGTAGCGATTAAATTATTAGAATAACCATATTTTTTAAATGTAAAAAATGAGTTATCTCCAACGAAATAAAATGGTATTAAAATCTTATCAGTTAATTTTGCTTTAATAGTTAAAGGTCTATTTGTAAGCCAATTATTTACTTTTTGCCCTATGTTTATTTGCCTACGCTTAAATAAAGGCGCTGAATAATTATAAGCCGTTACATTACCAGATGCAAGATTTAAAAAAGTTGTTCCGCTGTAATCTTCGCCAACTCTTATTTGATAAATTTTTTGGTTTAATGTATCACTTTGATTTAATATTGTTGAAGTTGCACTATTAGAAATTTGTGGATTAAACCATCCATAAGTAATTTCATTGCTCACTACAGGCATCGCATCAAAGTAACCGCGACCATTTGAAGGTTCTGGAAATACTTTTGTTCGTACCAATTGCACTCCATCAACAAAGACATCAAAAACATATTTAAAATCTACTTGTCCCGAATTGCTACTATAAGCAATCGACCAAAGATTATCTTGAGCGGATGGATAGCCCGAAGGATTTATTAATGTTATACTCATTTAAAAATATTAATTGTTATTGTTTTGCCTATCGCTTCGCCTAATTCCTTTTCAAAGCCTTCTAAACTTTTTTTAATTGTAGGCTCGATAAAATTTCTACGCTTTATACCGTATGCCTTTATATTATAAATCAATGTGTTTAAACTTCTATCAAAATCGCTTATCTTTTTAAACTTGCGCTCTATTCCTTTTGCCCCATATTTTTTTACGTCCTTTGTTCTAACCTTTGCTTTTCCTGAACGCAACCAATTTGCGATTGATTTGCGACCCTCTGGGCTCATTGTATAAGTATTCTTAAACTTGTAGGGACTGTTTGGCGCATTTTTAGAACTTACGGCACCCTTTACGCCCTCATCAACAAATTTTGCATAATCAGCAAATCTAATATTTAAAGTTGCTTTGCTTCCTGTTTGCACAATTTCATAATCCACATTTTCAATATTGCCAGATGCAATAATCTTTTTACTATTTAGTTGCTCTAACCAAACGTCTTTAAACAATTCCGCACGTTCAATCAATAAAACATTTATTTCATTTGCCGTTACTTCGCTAAAATTAAAACTACCAACGCTACCGACAAAGCCGTTATCTAAATTTATCTTTTGCGATTGTGTTATATTAATTGGCATATTTCTTTAATAGTTTTTTCTCTTGTTCGTTATCTAATTCGCGCTTCATTTTTAAATAACTCAAATCATTTAAGAATTGATACACGCCTAAATCCCAAGCCTCATTTATGCTAATACCTTCAAATTCCGATACCATTTTGCAGTTATAAAGCCATCCGTAAACTCTGCTAAATTCATCAGCACTTGCTCCACTTTCGCTTGATCCGTTGCTATTGTTTTGAAATAAGTAGCTGAAGCCTGAATTGATTTGCTGAAAACTGCATAAAAAAAAACACACGATTGATACGCAACCTCAAAATCTATATCGAGCATATCTTCGGCTACTTGTTTATGATTCTTTTCTTTGCGCTTTAAACCTTTAATAGTAAACTTTAAAGGCGTGCACATTGTAGCCATAATCTTGTGTAGGTTGCCGATTACATCCTCGCTATACGTCGCAAGTTCAACATAACGCCCCGCGTTCATTGGTGGCTTTGCTAAATCGTATTCAAGTAAATACAATCGACCTTTTACCGCTACATATTTTTGCGGTTTCTTTTCGTCAAGTTCTTTGCCGTACTTTTCAAACTTTTCGTTAATGCTTTTACATAACGAATTAAACTTTTTTAAAGGCATTGCATTAACCTTTGATTCGCTTAACCCTGTAAATTCTTGAACCAACAACGCTGATTTTTCAGCCTCGTTAATATCCATTAAGCTAATCTTGTAAAGTTCTTGAAACTTCGAAATAGTTACCTTCATAATATAATATAGATTTTTTTAAAAAAATTAGATGAAGCGATAAACTCCAGCGTGTTTATAATTGTTTTTGCATTTATTCGCTAAAGCCAAAGCATTAACGCAATCGTCGTGAAATCCTGTTGGCGCGTTATATCTTACACCGGTTGCCGTATATTGATATTCAAATATCTCTAATTCCGATTTAATTTCGTTGTCTGGATAAAATATTTCGCGTTTGTGAATTGATGAAGCTAACGCTTCCATAAGTTGTTGTTTACTTGACGATGTATATTTAAAACCGTGCATAGCGTTAAAATGGCGTTGTAAATCTTCGGTTATCGCATCGCCTACGCCTGTGCTATCAATTACTACCGGTTTGCTTTTATCAATCCTTAAAATCGTTTCTTTTGTTTGCGCCCAATCTTTTTGAAAGCGCTCATAGTGTGCGACGTGTCCGTTTACATCTAAGCCTATTACAACCGTATAATCAAAGGACTTTGCCAAATCTATTCCATAATACGCCACAGGTAAAATGCTCAATGGTCGGACGCAGTCGATAATGTGCTGATTGCCAAACGGATTAGAAGCATTTTCCATAGCGTTTGCCATGTACTCTTGCTCAAATACCGCAGCGGGTAATTGTGTTTTTGCGTCGTCTATTTCGGTCCTATCAATGTAAGGATTATCGTAAGTACTAAACTTAAATGATTGCCAATCGTTGCCATCAGCTTTCATAAACAATGAGTAAAAGTAATTCTTACCTTTTGGCGTTGATACAAACAGCGCACGACCTTTATAATCCGTTAAGGTAGGTCTTATTGAATTTAGCCACCCATCCTCTAGATTAGGAATAAATGAAGCCTCGTCTATAATTACTAAATGGAATTTACGCCCTCTTAAATTGTCCAGCCGTTCGCCTGTAAAAAACATTACGTTGCCATCGTTGGGAAACGATATCGTTAAATCACTTTTGTTATTTTCGAAAGGAATTGTTTTTACTAGCTTATTAAAAAAGGTTTTTGCTAGTTGGTAGGTGGGAGTAATGTATGCAACGCTATTGCCCTTAATCGCCTCAAAGATTATTTCTAATTGTGCTAACTCCGATTTACCAAACCTTCGCCCACACATAACAACCCTAAACCGCGAAGCGCAGTCGAAGATTTTTTGTTGATTAACGTGTAACTCAGGAATTGGAATTTGCAAGTAATAAATTTATTACAAAAATAGGCAATGCGCCGTAGATAGTAAACAATAAATCGTTTATGTCTGGAGTGCCTTTTCCACTCACATAATCATAAACCTCTTTTAAAGTTCCAATTGCTATAACTACAACCATTGCCCACAAATCCGATACAAATAATTGAGCAATTAAGAATATTAGAAATCCCGCTATAAAATGGTATTGTTTATCTATTGGCATAATTAAATGTTATTTACAATTTTGTCAAATATCTTTCTTATTGCCCATTTAACAGACTCATAGGCAATTAAAATAATTATTATTTTATACATAAAGTGTAGCCCATAATAAGTTAGCAACAGCGCCAATAAAAAACATAATCCAGGTTTGATTGATTACAGGCATTTTATCTTCGTTACCTATTGCCTTTGGATTAACTGCGTAACCTTTAAAACCAAATATTAAACCCGATCCAATGAACGAAGCAAGTAAACAGGCAAAGCCTTGATACCATTGCTGTTTGTTTGTAAATGCAATTGGATTAATGAATCCAACTAACAAAGCCATTCCAATTAAATTTTTAAATATTTTCATCTTGTTCTTTTTTATGTTTATCTAAAATGTTAACCCAAGTTAATGAAATCAAAACTACAATAATAAACTCTATTAAATATATTCGCCACATTATAAAATTGTTTTTCCCTTCGTTACAATAAATTCTATTTTTCCGTCCGTAGTTACTGCGCTCGTTTCTTTTGGCTTGCCATACACACGGGTTAATAGTGTCTCAAGCGAATATAATGAGCCTTTCTCTAAACTCTTTCTCATAGCGTTTGCAATCGTCTTTTCAAGTATTGTGCCTTTAGGATTCTTAAACACTTCGCCAAGTTCGGTTAAATCCATCGCCATCATATTTTGAATGGTATCGTTAATTTCGCTTAACTTATAACCGCTATCTTTTAAGATTGAAACATATTTTCGCGGTCGTCCGTTCGGGTTCATTGTTTCGCCTTTGTCAGGTCTTGTTAATGTTCCGCCATTTCGAGCGGGTACTTGTTTTGCCATACGATGTATTTACGATGTAGATAACTCTTCTGCCTTATCTATAATCCAATTATTAATTTGTTCTTGGCTAAACGTTGCCGATATCAATAACGCGTTAAATTGGTGGTATAAATCGTCGATTGTTATATCGTCGCTTGTTTCAACGCTTATCGTTATGTCGTAATGTTTTAATGTGAGTTGCATTTGTCTTTATGTATTTTAGTTAAAAAATCTAAATGTTGTTTCTTATCAGCGTACTCAATATGGCATTCCCTACAAACCGCCATTAAGTTTTCGATGTTATCCATTTTTTTACTGCCACCCATTCCGCGTGGTTTTACGTGATTTATGTCTACGGCCTTAGCGCCACAAATCTCGCAAGGAATAAAACTACTTACATCGTAACCGAAATAATCGAAATAAACTTTTACGTGGTTTTTCATATTTTACGACATTCGTAATTTTCAATTAGTGCGTTATAGCTTTTCTCTTGTTCTTCTAAATCCTTACAAATAACTTCTATTTTAAAACTTTGTTTTTCTTCGCTTTCAACTTCAGTATTTTCAAATGGTGCAAAATGTGGTATATCTAAACCCCACTCCGTTAATTGTTCCGCGTCCCAATTATTCGCCAAATCGTCCCAATCCCACTCGCCAAAACCAACGTTATCTTTTATAATAAATTGCTTCTTTTCATCTTCG